CTCGCAGCTATCAATGTGGTCTTCTGAGTTAACTGCTACTGAAGTAACTTCCCTCTACAACTCTGGCACTCCAGTAGACCCAACCGCAGATGGAGGGGACTACGCATCTTCCGCTAATCTTGTTGGTTCCTGGGACATGGAGAATACTGGGACTACTACTGTTACTGACAACTCCACCAACTCCAATGACGGAACTTTAACTAACGGGGCTGCGTTCGATGCAGATGTTCCGGTTATTGCGATACCAACCTGGGATGATAGCAGGAGCTTGGACTTCGATGGGACGGATGATTATATTGATTGCGGTGCATCTTTCCCAAATATTAACACTGATGCAATAACAATTGCATTTTGGGCTAAGATAACGGATAACTCCCAGATCCATACAATTGTAGGTAATAGGGGGACTACATCTGGATGGGATATTTCAATTAACGCAGGTTTGAGTGGGTTTAGGAATATTACATTTTACAATGACAAAGCCGCAACAGGTATACGCTGTAATTTTTCCACATACGATACATGGGTGCATATTGCAGTAGTTCGTGCAGGAATAGGGAGTAGCAGGATATATGTAAACGGGGTTTCACAAGCCCTTACGCTTGATGATGAAGCACTAACTAATCCAGAGGTTCCACATAATCTTTATATTGGAGGGGGATTGTCTACAGGTTCACTTAGCCGAGTTGTGGAAGGTAATTTAAGCGAGGTATGCCTTTGGTCTTCTGAGCTAACATCTGGCAATGTCACCTCGCTCTATAACTCCGGCACGCCAATAGACTCCAGCACTATTGATTCCGCAAATGTGGCAGGACACTGGCCGCTAGAGGCTGGATCTGGTAAAACCGCTATCGACTACAGTGGAAATGGTAACCACGGAACTTTAATAAATGGACCAACATGGTCTTCCGACACCCCTTAGAATTATGAGCCAAGAAGAAAAAAAATACGTAATAATAGACGCTGCTGATGTGGCTGGAATTAACTTCGATGATGTCATGGAAACCTCCGCGGATACACTGCGGTGGAATAACGATAACACCAAGACGTTCGTGAAGTATCGGGGCAATAAGCCCTACTGTTTATACGGCAAGGATACCTACTCCGAGTCTGAGATCAAGGCGATCCTTAATGATCCCAATGGTGAGTGGTACTCTGACCATGAAGTCTGATGGAAGTTAATGTATCAGAGGATGACCGAAAGAAGTTGTTCGATGCAACCAATGAGTTGCGTCCGAAGCGGAAAGCTTGACAGATGCCGCGTTGCGCTACCTTGGCTATTCACAACTCGATATAGACCTAATTCGGTTTAAGTAAAGCAATGGACACAGCAGCACACGCGACTGAAGTATCCACTCCTACACGCGATTGGGTTCCATCTTTGACTTTGGCCTTCATGTTCGCGATTCAAACTGCGGTGGTAATATGGTGGGCATCGGAGTTGTCCACCAATCAAAAACATATCCAGTCAGACCTTGCAAAGCTTGGCACAGACTTGTCGATAATGAAGGACAGGGAGCAAAAGTATATGGAGTTGTCCTTTTATGTTACTGAACTAAAGAGGCGGGTTGCCAAGATTGAAAACGACCCCATGCCGTAATGGCCAACAAACCGACAGAATCCGTTGAAGTCCTGGCCGAACGTGCCTACTGGATGGAGAAGTCTGCTGAGAACGCAGCCCGGAAGATGGACTGCCTGGAGAAGGAGAACAAGAGCCAGTCCAAGATGATTTACATCGGATTCGGTCTGGCAGTGGCGGTCAACTTCATCGCACCTTTCCTGAAGAATGGAAACCCTTTATGACTCACGACGCTTCATGTGCAGACCCAGTAATTCTGGACACCTATCTGGCGAAATGCTTCTGGGAGATGATGGGTAGGTTGTTTCGTGAGTCTAAACCCCCAGTGATAACACTGATAGTGTGACCCTGTTGGGTTGCACTTCTCTTTTACAATGACCGCCGCCTTCCTTAACGCACCGCCAACCAAGTCCATTGCCAACTCAGGGAAGTGGAAAAAATACGCGATCACCCTGGAGCCATTGATCGTGCAGTACGCTGGCGAACCGATCCCCAAGTCCGTGGTAAATGCGTTCTTACACTCTTGGCGCGAGGGGTACAACTACCAGGATCCGGACTTTGACGCAAAGAAGTACCTGGAGAACTTGGCGGAATACTACTTCCCTATCCAACAAGTATGGGTAGTCCCGGCTGGCCGTGTAACAGATGGCCCCAGTGTCCCCAGGTCGGTTTTCTGGATCAAGCCTCGCCACTTCTACTACTCCGGGATCTGGCATGATTGGGCGCGGGGTTGGTTCAACCTGGGCAATGCCAGTACGGACGGCATCTTGCGCGATCTGGCCAAGCAGGAAGGGGTAGGAGGCTTCCGTTCCTATCAGATTTACCTAGGGGTCAGGGTAGGAACATGGACGAGGTACAAGTGCGCTAGTCCCCCGCAAGACTTGGTAGCCAAAGCATACGCCAAGGTAAGGGACATTGAGCAGGGGCAGGTTGTGTTTGACCCGGAAGCATTTGAAGTTAGTTATCAGATGGTATGAAAAAATGGCAACCTATGATTACGCGCACGATTCTCCAACTCATCCTCCTTTTGGGATTAGTAATTACTCCGGGATGTATGAATCTCAGCAAAACGATTCAAGAGTTACCTGGGTACGAGTTCGGGGAACTAAACTACGCCCGTACTGGAAACATTACATCCACAACGGTAAACGCCCAAAATGCAAAGATCGAAAACGACATCCTCACCATCGAGTCCGTCAACGTGGTACACTCCAACCCCCTATTCGGCATCAACGCGAACGTCAAGGGACTGAAGCGACCAGCTAAAAAACCTGCCACCCCCTAAGACAATGGAAGACACCACCGCAAAAGGACTGTACTCCCAGTTGGAGTCCATCAGGGACACGTACCTGCAACGGGCACGCGAAGCGGCTTTGCTGACGATCCCCTACCTTGTACCTCCGGCAGGGCATAGTTCCCATACTTACTACGCCACCCCGTATCAGAGTGTTGGATCCAGGGGTGTGAACAACTTGGCATCCAGGTTGATCCTTTCCTTATTTCCTACCAATGCACCTTTCTTCCGGTTCACTATCGACCAAGGGGAACTGAATAAGGCAATGGAAGGAATGCAGGACGACGATATGGCGACCCAATTCAAGACCGAGTTGGACATTGCTTTATCAAAAGTGGAGCGGAGCGTTTCGCAGGAGATTGAGGTCGATGGGTTTAGGTCGGGAGCGTTCGAGGCATTGAAGCAACTCCTAGTTGCAGGGAATGTCCTGATCTACATCCCGGAGGATGGAGGCATGCGCGTCTTTCGTCTTGACCGATTTGTGGTGAAGCGTGACCCAATGGGCAACATCACCCACATCGTCACCAAGGAGACGGTTGCCCCATCGACACTTCCCCCGGAACTTCAGCAGTTGATTGGGGACGAAACCGGGAAGGATGACACCGTTGACCTTTACACCGCCGTCATTCGTGACGGGAAGAAGTACAAATCCTGGCAAGAGTTGGGCGGAAATCATGTCCCTGGATCGGACGGGGAGTACGACGAGAACAATATGCCGTGGATGGCATTGAGATACACCCGCATTGACGGGGAGGCATATGGGCGTGGGTTTGTCGAAGAGTACCAAGGTGACCTCCAATCCCTCGAAGGACTGACCAAGGCACTTGTCCAAGGATCCGCAGCTGCCGCCAAAGTCCTCTTTATGGTCAACCCCAACGGAACGACCCGAGCGAAAGACCTTGCCGAAGCACCCAATGGCGGATTTGTGGACGGACTACGCGAAGACATCAGCACCCTGCAAATGGAAAAGTTCAACGACTTCCAGGTTGTTCAAGTCGCCATCGGCCAGATCGAAGAACGACTATCCCATGCCTTCCTCTTGAACAGTTCTGTCATCCGCAATGCCGAGCGAGTCACCGCCGAGGAGATTCGTATGGTGGCACAGGAATTGGAAGCCGCCTTAGGTGGACTGTACTCCCTTTTGAGCCAGGAATTGCAGATGCCCATCGTCAAGCGGTTAGTTTCGAAAATGACAAAGCAGAAGCGTCTTCCGAATTTACCAAAAGAAGTGGTCAAGCCGACCATTACTACCGGGGTGGAAGCACTTGGCCGAGGGAACGACTTGAACAAGCTCGACATGTTTGTCGCCGGAGTAGGGCAAGTAATGGGACCGGAAGTGGTCGCCACCTATGTCAACTCCGGGGAATATTTACGGAGGCGAGGGGCTGCTGTCGGAATTGACACAAATGGTCTGGTCAAAACCGACGAGCAACTCCAGCAGGAGCAGCAACAACAGCAGCAAATGCAAGCCATGATGCAGCTTGGGAAACCAGCGATTGATTCGGCGACCAAGCAAGTAATGCAAGCACAACAACTAGACCAACAAGGGGAATAAACAATGGCGCAAACCTACAGCGTAGAAATCAACGAACCTACCCCCGGCGAGATTGAGCCGGAAGAGAAACCCACGGAGGACAATGCCAAGCAGGAAGAGAAACCGGAAAAGCCGGAGGGAGAAGAACAAGAAACTCCCAGGCCGGAATGGCTCGACGAACGATTCAAAACGCCGGAAGACCTAGCGAAGTCTTACGCCGAGCTCGAGAAGAAATTGCTTGAGAGACAGGAGAAACCCGAGTCAGAGGTCGAACCTGATGCAAATACGGAAGAAAATCCGCCTGAGACTTCCCAAATCATGGATCTTGTCACGGAAGCCAGCGAAGAGTTTTTCGCTAACGAAGGTGCGATTACCGACGAAACGTACAAAAAATTCGAGCAATTCAACATCCCCAGAGAACTTGTTGATGAATTTGCTGAAGGGCAATCTGCAAAGAAGACGCAGTTTAACAACAACATCCAGGCCGTTGCCAACGGGGAGTTTTCACAGATGAAGGAATGGATGGCGGAAAATATTTCCGATGCCGACCTCGACACCTACAATAATGCCGTCAACTCCGGCAATGAAGGGTTGGCGAAAATGGCGGTAGAAAGTATGTACTCCCGATTCAAGAGCAATAATCCCACCGCGCCGAACTTACTCAAGGGCAGTACCAGCGGGGAAGGAGGGGTGAAGCCTTTCGGGTCTAT